AATTTGTTAATTAATATTAAAATTAATGATTATGACACAACAAGAAGAATTATTTTCCAATGCTACATTTGACGGCTCTAATTACATTCCCAGGTTTGATGATAAAAGATTACGTGGTCAATTAAAGCGTGTTTGGGATTGTATGAAAGATGAAAGATGGAGAACATTAGCAGAGATAGAAGTAATTACTAATGATCCTCAAGCAAGTATATCTGCACAACTAAGACATTTACGTAAAGAGAGATTCGGCTCTCATTTTATTAACAAACGTTCTAGAGGAGCTAGAGAAAGTGGACTCTTTGAGTATCAACTAGTAGTAAACAACACCGTATAATATTAACACTATGTCACACGATAAATATAAAGATTTAATTCTATACTTAAATAGTAAAGGATTTATAAAAATAGTAGGCTCAGTATCTAATAGAGATATAATTACATTAACATTTACAAGAGAAGGGGAAGGTCATATTGTAATTATGCACTATACTGAGGCAGAAAATGACAAATATGGTGCTCTTGTTTATAATACTGAAGCTCTTTTAACAACAGAGATTCTACCTACAGATAACTTTAATATATTTATGAAAAAATTAACATCATTAATATGAGTATAGGATCAGGAATAGGAGCAGCTAGTGCTGCTAGTGAGATTATTACACTTGTTGATAATCTTATTGAAAATGCTGAAGAAGAATCAGTATTAGAGGTATTAGAGGTTATAAAAAGAAAAGCTCAACAAATTAAGGAAGCTGGAGACAGTGGATGGTATTAAACAACAACATTATGAGTAATAAATATGAAATATGGTCAGAAGGATTTTCAGTTATAGAAGAACATGCTTCTGCTCGTTTTGAAGGAGTCTTTGAAGGAGAAACATTTATGGATGCTTATTTAGATATGGTGAAACAGCAATATGGAGCTAATCCACCAGATTATGTTAAATTAAATGAACCAGTTATCTGGGGATGTAGATGTTTTGATAATGAAATAGATGCACGTAAATCATTTGGCTAATAAATAAATATATATGAGTAAACTAATAAATACTAAATACGAGTATGACATACATGAAACTGTATATCACATAACTCCAGAAAGTCCTAAAGGTATTGTAATAGGTAGAAGAGTTGTAACTGATCCTTATTATTTTATTGAATATCTTGTAGCTTTTAGCCATGATGAGTCTTTATGGTGTGGTGAATTAGAATTAAGTAGAGATAAAGCTATAATATAATAAGAATGCCAAATCGTCAAGTGTTAACTAAAAATAGAAAGGAGACTCTAGATGGAATGTCAGGTGACGAGGATGAAAGAGCAACTAGAAGAAGTTAATAATTTTATTAGAATCAACGAATTTGTTGGTTTTGATACAGAAACTTCTTCTATGTTGCCTTTTGATGGTAAGTTATTAGCTGTACAAATAGGTGATTTTAATACACAATATGTTATAGATGTACAAACAATTGGGATAGATAATCTATTACCTACACTAAATTTACTTAAAGATACTATAGTCATAGGCCATAATCTAAAGTTTGATCTTAAATGGATGCATTATCATGGAATAAAAGTAGATAAAGTATTTGATACATTTTTAGCTGAATGTTTATTAACTGCAGGCTTAGATAAAGAAAATAGACACTTATCATTACAAGCTTGTGTTAGTAACTATTTTGGAGTAAGACTTGATAAAAGTATAAGAAGTAAGATTATCTATGAAGGATTTTCTGATAGAGTTATTAGATATTGTGCTGAAGATGTAAAGTATTTATCTCTATTAAGAAAAAGACAATTAGAAAAAATAGAAGAGTGGGAACTAGAAAAAGTAATGGACTTAGAGAATAGATTTGTTAAAGTTCTTATGCTAATGGAATATTACGGTCCCATTATTGATACTAAGAAATGGACTGAAGTATATACTTTAGTTGAAAAGACATTAGGAAAAACAGTTGAACAGCTTAATAATATTATATTACATAATGATAAGTTAAAGAAATATATTAATACTGAACCTCAACTAGGTTTAGAATTTCCAGATTTTAATAATAAAGTAGCTGATAAAGTACTTATTAACTGGTCTTCTCCTATTCAGAAGTTAAAACTACTACATGGATTAGATATCAATGTTAAATCTACAGAAGCTAAAGATCTTATAAGAAAGAGAGATAAACATCCTATAGTACCATTACTTATTAAATATAGTAAATGGAACAAGCTATCTACATCATTTGGTAGAAATTTTCTTAAGTTTATTCATCCAGTTACAGGTAGAATACACCCTGATTACTTTCAAATAATAGCCTCTGGACGTTTAAGTTGCTCTAAGCCCAACCTTTTAAACATACCGTCACATGGAGACCTTGCTAAGAAGATACAGGCTTCCTTTATACCCAAGTATGGAAATAAGATAGTTGGCGGAGATTATAGTAATTTTGAACTACGTATTATTTCAGAATTTGCAGATGAACCATTATGGACTACAACATTTGCTGAAGATAGGGATTTACATTCAGAATTATGCACTAGAATATTTAATATAAGAGAAGATCAAGTTAATGATCCGTTCCCACTAAAACCAGATTTTACATACCGCCATGTACAAAAAATTATAGACTTCGGTTTATCATATGGTATGACTGAATTTAAGTTAGGCGATCTCCTTGATATTCCTACCAGAGAAGCGAGGAAGTTAATAAACAGCTTCTTTATCACCATACCAAGGGTTAAAAAGATACTATCTATCTGGGCATATGCAGCTACTTCAAGAGGATATATCAGGACTGCCCCACCTTATAGAAGAATTAGATGGTTTCCCAATTGGAATGAAGATCTATCTAAAGTAGAACCGTATCTAATATCTGCTATTGAAAGAGAAGCTAAAAACACAGTACCTCAAGGTAGTAATGCAGATTGTATTAAAGAGGCATTATGCTTAGTACAAGATGAAATTGACAATAATAACTATCCAGTTAAGATCATGCTAAGTATTTATGATGAAATTGTAACTGATTGTAAAAAAGAGTTTACAGAAGAGTGGAAAGTAATACTAGAAACATTGATGATTAAAGCTGCAAAAGAAATTCTTAAAATAACACCAGTTAAAGTTAATGTCACTATAAGTGATCATTGGATAAAAGATTGATTAATTTAAAATACAACTAAAATGAATAAATCACAATTTAAACTAAGAAAAGTAGAAGAAGTGTATGTAATAACACTTGAAGACGAATTAACGACTATTTATCATCCTAGTGTTGAAGTAATAGTAAGAAATGATAATACTATTACTATGACTTCTCCCGAAAATGGAACAGTATTACCTATCAATGCTAGTTTCTTAAATACTCCACAAGTTATCTCTGATATAAAAGCAGATTTAGCAATTATAACTGAAGCTCTTGATTTTGTAGCTAGTTTAAGTAGTGGAAATACTTCTGCTTATCATGGGCCGTCTATAAAAGGATCAGAACTATTACGACAGGATATTGCTAAAGCTAAATTTCTAGCAGAACAACCAGAAAATGTTAGAGAAGCTGTTGAAAAAGGAGATTTAATATTAGTCTGTAGAGATAATGGTAAAGTTTTTCTACGTGCTGGAGTTGGAGTAAGAAGAGCACTAAAATCTAAAACTGATGAATCAACCAAAGAAGAAAAGGGTACTGGAAAAGGGTAAAACTGAAGAGTATATTAAATGGTACTTTGAAGAACTACAGGAGAAGGGTTATGTACATAGTATAAATACAAATCCTTCTTCTATAGTTATCTTTGAGAAAATTGCAGTAACTCAATGGGTAACTTTACGACAAAGAGTTTATACTGCTGATTTTGAAATAATATGGACTATTTTAGGAATGGTTAAATGGTGTAATTTACAATATTCAACAGATGCTATAAGAAAACCATTTATATCATATAACGATAGTACTTTAATAGAAGTTAAACCTAATGTATCATATAGATTAGCTAGAGCTAATACTTCAATGGTTACATTTCCTTTAAGAAGGAATATGTTGTATCAGGCAACTGGTCAATATGTACAAATGGTTAAAACAGAAGATTTATTTGCATCAACATTTACACCTAAGAGATATTTATTAACAGATAAAACAGGAAAACCAAGAATAATTCATTTTCATACAAGAACATTAGATGAATATTTACAATTAACTGATAACTTAACTAAACCTATGCCGGGTAGCAAATGGGATAGAGATGAGATATCAGACGATGATCTGGGATTTAAGTTTGTAGAAGATGGATGATGAAACATTTCACATACTTGTTAATATTTGTATACTACTTAAAATAGATGCAAGAACTGTAATGTCTAGTAAAACTAGAGATGCTTCATTTATAAAAAATGTTCTACAATACATACTTTTTACATTATATAATAAAAATAGATTATATTTATCTTTACAATTAAAATACGGAGGAATAAATATACGTAACTCGTTTATGCGAATTAATAACTACATTTACACTAAAGATAAGAAGTACTACCCTATGCTATTGACTATTAATAAACTCTACCCAATATTAGATATTGGAGTAGCTATTTATGAACTAAAGTCATTAACTTATGGATTTACACAAAGAAACAAGTGGAGCAAACGTCAAAAAAAGAGAGTTACTCCATTACGAGCAGCGAGAATATGTAATGAAATTATTAAACTTGAAAGACAATCAGAAAAACAAGTTAAAGAAGCTATTAACAGCGATTATTTCATTACTAGTTATCGTGAGTATAGGGATTATTACAACCTCCCCTATAAATATTACAAAGGCCAAATTTCAAAACAAACTTATTCTATATTTACCAGACACATTACCAGATAATTACTATATTGATATTCAAAAAGTATTTCCTAATACTTTAATCAATACATTTGCAGTTCATAATCCAAAAAAGACCTACGAAGAGTTTAAAAAGAAACTTAGGTACATAGAGTCTAGTAATAGCTACAGTAGTAGACGTACTAATAGTAATGGATCATTATCTCAATATCTTGGTGCTTACCAAATAGGTTCTCAAATGAGGACAATAATAGGATTAGGAGATATATCTGACAGTTTATTTTTATGTACACCTTCTATTCAGGATGCAGCTATGGACTTATGTATAATTTACAATCGTAATTTACTTAGACCATATTTAGAACAATATGAAGGTACTTTTATTGCAGGTTATCAAATGACAGAAAGTAATATGCTAGCCATAGCACATAATGCTGGTCCGTATGGCTTAATCAATTTCTTAATATCCTATGGAGTAAATCTTCCTAGAGATAGTAACGGTATATCTTACGAGTTTATGAAATTAAGTGGCTATAAAATAACACCACATGGGAACAACAACAAATCTTCAACAGCAACTAGACGCTAGTGAACCAGGTTTAGGCGATAGTAACTCAAAACCTATGCTTGATAACATTAGGTTTAAAAAGAGTGAATTAACAAGTAAACAGAAATCTGCTGGTAAAATTGATGGTTTATATCCAGTAATAATTGACAAGTCTCTAGTAGTATTCATCAAAGATCCTAGTAGAGAACAAGAAGTATTTGAAAAATATTATAAACATATATATGGCAGATTACCTGCTGAAGAATTATTTACATTTATTGACGATAAACAACAGGCAGATGATACAGAAGACGATGAATAGAGAACAAGTTCAGAATGAAGCTCTGAATACATTAAAACTATTTAGTGGAATAGGTTCATTGATAATGGATACTGGGGTAGGTAAAAGTAAAGTTGCAATAGACTTTATTATTGATGATCCAAATATACAAACAGTATTAATTACATCTCCTAGAGAGAATCTAAAGGCTAACTGGTATAATGAAATAATATTATGGAGTAATTCTGTTGGTATATTCGCAGAAAGTGATCTTGAACCTAATACTATTCCATTTATGATGGGTGATAAAATAGTATTAGTAACTTTTGAAAATATACAAACTTGTTACAGATGGGAAAATAGACATTTTGACATGGTTATTGCTGACGAGGTACATTGCTGCATGACCTCAGAATATTCCAGAATATTCCTCAACAACGACTTTACATATAAAGTAGGACTAACTGCCACCTCTGATATAAAAGGTAAACCAGAGAAGCTAGAGCTATATAATTTGTACTGTCCTATCATTTATACTTTTCTAACTGCTGAAGAATATGGAGTAGTGAATAAGACCAAAATCATTGTAGTAGATCATATTCTGAATAATGTGCATAAAATTCACATTAAGACAAAAAAACATGACTTTTTTCTTGGAGAACAGGAAAGATATTCGTATATTTGCAAAGAGTTCAGACGAGGACAGAGTTTGATGGCTTCAACAGGAAGTACAAACTATTTTGAAGATGCTGATTACTGGTTCTGGAAAGGGAATGGAACACCAAATCAAAAAGAAGCAGCTAGAGTTTATCTAAAAGCAGTTCAGAATAGAAAGTACTTTCTGCTGAGGCTTACTTCCACAAAACAAATTGCTATTAAACTTAGTGAACAATTAACACAGGTTAATGGTAATAAAGTGCTTGTATTCAGTGAGCTTACTGAACAAATTGACAGTATTTGTACACATACAGTACATAGTAAGCATAAGAATGATATTAATGCGCAAACTTTACAGAGATTTAATGATGGTGACATAAAAGTACTAGGTTCATGTTATTCCTTAACTTTGGGACTTAACATGAAAGCTGTTAATATCGCTATCTTTGAATCATATTTAAGTAGTTTTACAAAAGCTAAACAAAGAAGAGGAAGATTAAATAGATTAATTGCAGATGAAGAAATAGCAACACTTTACATAATTAGACTTCCTAACACTCAAGCAGAAACTTGGTTTAACGGATTTGTTGACAAAGACGAAATAAGCGAAGTAATAAAGTCGGAGGACATCTTAAAAGAGTAGTTATGGAAAGAGATAGGTATGATTTACTTGATATGTGTATAGCCACAATTAAACTAAAATATAATGCGTGTATATCACCAGAACAATTACAGGATGTACTGAATAAAGAATTTCCGAGAATGATGTTTTCTATTGATGAGATAGTGGAGTTCCATATGTTGGCAATAGAAATAGAGGATAATCAACTAATACTAAAAAATACTGGTAATGGATAGTAGTATATTTATAAATATAACCAAATTAATTAAAAGCCAATTAGGCTTACTTGAATTCTGTGTACTACAATTAATCCAAGATAAGAATTTTAAAACATTAGATTTACTACTAAATAATCAAATAGAATTAAGAGAGATAGAAAATTGTCAGTCTTTATCTGATTTTGCTCCAAATGATGAGGTTATAGGAGAACAAGTAAGTAACCTTATAAGAGATTTGGAAAATAGTGGTTGGATAAAGATTACAGGAGATGATCTACTTAAAAATCTAGAAATTAGACAGAAGTTTATTGAGCTAGTTGAATCTAATGATCTTGTTAATAGAATTGATGATGTAGAAAAATGGTACCAAGAGTACCGAGATTTATTTAAAGTTATTCCAGGTGCCAGAGTTGGTATCATGGGTAGTAGACAAGCTGTTATTGACAGACTAAGAAGATTTTTAAAAGAACATCCACAAGTTACAAAAGAACAAGTTTTACAAGGAACTAGAAGGTACATCGCTACAGAGTCTCCTAAGTATGTGATGAATGCTGAGTATTTTCTATATAAACAGGATCAGTTTGATAAGACTACTAGGTCTAAGTTGGAAGCTGTTTTAGAAGATTTCTCAGAGAGAATCCCCAATGACTACGATCAAACTAGAAATATTTAGTATGGCTCATTTTAGACATACTTTAGATGTTATAGAAAGGGGTATGACAGGCGGCAATGAAGGCTTGTCACACGGTTTATCCAGAATCAGTTATTTTGTTCCCGGTGTTCAGAAGGGAAACATCTATTTAATAGGTGGAGTAACTGGTTCTGGTAAAAGTGCCTTAGCTATGGATATGTTTGCTTGTAATCCATATGATGACTACCTACTAAGAAGCACTACTTCTCCTGAAAATCCTATTAAGTTAAAAATATTTATTTGGTCATTAGAGATAAGTCCAGAAATATTATTAGCTAAAATGATTTGTAGGAAAATGTTTTTGCAACATGGTATACTAACTGATATTAATTATATATTGTCAAGGGGAAAGAATAGAGTATCTGCAGAGATATACGATCTAGTAAAATCTTACGCACATTATTACGAAGAATTTGAAGATAGAGTTATAATAAACGGGGCAGATAATCCTACTGGAATCCGTAACACTTTATTAGAATATTTAAAAGCACACGGAAATATAGAAGAGAAGATTATTACTATAAAAAATAGAAATCATGATACTGGAGAAATAACAGAAAGTAATCGACCTATTTTTGGAAGGTATAAACCGGATCATGATAATACCTATATTATAGTAATAGTTGATCATGTTAACATATTAAAAAAGGAACAAAGATTTAGTAAGAAAGAAACTGTTGATAAATTAATGGAGTATATGATGGACATGTCGAATAAATATAAGATTACTCCAATAATAGTACAACAACTTAACAGGAATATTGAACTAGTAGATAGGATGAAAATGTCTTCTATTGAACCTCAAATATCAGACTTTAAGGAAACATCAGATTCAACAGATGCTGCTCATTTCATATTTGGAATGAGTTATCCTCAAAGATGGGAAATAGGTTCATATAGAGGTTATGACTTAACCAAATTAGGTAATAGGTTCAGAGGTCTTAAGCTATTAAAGAATCGGGATGGTAATGCAGATGTACTTGTAGGTCTTAAATTTTTAGGAGAGATAGGTACATTTAAAGAGTTACCTCCGGGCAAGGAAATGTCTGAGCAAGATTACATTAATATACAATCAATAACTAAAAGCTATGACCATAGTATTACCAACAACAGTATCAGAGTCCAAGCTAACTAATCCAGATAGCATTATATTATATGGACTCCCAAAATCAGGAAAAACGAGTTTTTGCTCTACTCTACCAAATAACTTAATTATTGATCTTGAAAAAGGAAGTAGGCATGTATCTGCTTTAAAATGTGAAGTAGAGAATTTTGCTGATCTAACTGAATTAGGTCGTGAAATAATGAAGGCTGGTAGACCTTATAAATATATCACTATTGACACAATCACTAAATTAGAGGAATGGTGTGAAGGTGATGCTACTGAACTATATATGAAAAGCCCTATTGGCAAAAACTTTAATAGATATGATGAAGGACCAAAAGCTGGTCAACTAAAACCAAACAGTGAATGGACTAGTGTATTAACATTACCCAAAGGAGCAGGTTATTATTGGCTTCGTTTAAGTTTTAGCACTTGGTTGGATAAGATCAAATTATTGGCACCCTACATCATACTAATAGCTCATATCAAGGATGTTTACCTAGAAAAAGCAGGTAAAGAGGTTTCTGTCAAGGACTTAGACCTAACCGGGAAGATAAGAGGTATTAGTTCGTCAAATGCTGATGCCATAGGCTATGTATATAGAAGTGGCGACAAAGGTGAAACTTTAAGGATTAACTTTCAATCTAATGATTCAGTGCTTTGTGGAGCGCGTCCAGAGCATTTAAGAGGACAGGATATGGAAGCTGACTGGAGTAAAATCTTTGTAGAGTAGTTAATTTAATAATAAATCTTTTAAAACTTAAAAAAATGGAAAACGCTGAAAAAATTACAATCACAAGGAGCATGCTTGATAATGCTATGTCACAAGGAATGAAACGTGCAGATATTGCTGCAACATTTGGTCTTAGTCTTAATCAGGTTAAGAAGCTTATGGCACAGGCCGGATATCAAAAGAGACGTGCTTCTTATATAAACTTTAACTTTGTTGATGATGCAGTTTCTGGAGTTGCTACAGAACCAGAACAAGCTGAATCAATCAATTACTAGTCCTGTTACGGAATACTTTCCGCTACCCAATCATTTGAAGTAAATTTAAGTTTAACTAATTAAACTAATTAATATGGCGATAAAAGGAAATGTTGGAAACGTAGAGGTAGCAAAGGACATAAAACTGTATACAGGAATTGTTGGTGCACAAGTACTAGCTATTAATCCTAGTTTGGAAGAGATAAACTCGTTTGGTGTAAACTTTCAAAATGCTATAACATATACCGATGTTAATAATGACGGTAATGAAAGAGTAAGGATTGATGTATGGTTTAAGTGCACTACACCAGATTCAGATGTAGCTGCTACTAATCCAGGTCTAAAAGACATACAAAATCTTGTTACTAAAGTAAGTTTCTTCCTTTCCAACAGATTTAAAACTACTAACGAAGGAACTAAACTAGGTTTTATTAACAATTTTGGCCAGAATGCATGGGCTGAAATTATACCAGATGCTACAGAACCTAATTTACCTTCTGAATCGTGGTTTAGAACAGAAGGAATACGTCAAGCATATGACGGAGAAGATGTTCTTATCAACTTTATTCGTAATTGGGTAAATGCTGGTAAGAATGATGAGATGTCTCTTGATAATGTTAAGGATATAATTCTCGGTAAATTTGGAGAATTACAATCACTTGTTCCAACTTATAAGAACAATGTGGTCAGAATTATGCTTACTGTTGTAGTTAAAGATAATAAATATTATCAATCAGCCTACAATAGATTTTTTGCTCGTTGGAATCATACAAGCCCACTTATCTGGCGTAAGTATATTCAACAAGATAAGTATAATAAGCCAAAAGGACCGTGGAGTTATGTTTTAACAGAATATAAACCAACGGATATGCCGGTAGTTGAAGAGGTACCGGATGAGGAAGTCCAAGCTCAGTCCAATAAATGGTAATTTACCATGATACAAGGACACTCTCAAATAAGAAAGAGTGATATATTAGCAGTAACTAGTGAGGAAGAGTTATTCAAGAAGTACTGTAATAATTTTGAATATATCAACGTATCATTTAAGAGTGAACTGAGAGAGGACAAAACCCCCAGTTGCAGGATAGCTGATCTAGGTAGCGGTTTACGCTATAAAGACTTTGGATCAGCTATACCTGCAACTGATGTTTGGGGCTATGTGATGTTAAAGTTTGGACTAAATTTCCCAGAAGCACTAGAAAAAATAGCTACTGACTTATATATCACTAGTACTACTGGTATTATAATAGAACCAGTACTACAAAAATCCTATCCTAAACCACCTAGAAAACATCTTCTTATTAAAAGAAGAGATTGGCTATTATCAGACAAAGAGTTTTGGTATAATAGATATAACATTACAAAAGAATTATTGAATAGTTATTGTGTTAAACCTATAGATTACTACTGGTTTAATGGTACTGTGTTTAGAGTTCTAAAACATGCCTATTCTTATGATTATTATTGGAATGAAGGAGTCTTCTTAAGAAAAATATATCAGCCTTATTCACATAAAAATAAATGGATATCTAATGTAGATACCACCATAGTACAAGGCATTGATAATATACCTAAATTAGCTCCGTTATTAGTTATATCTTCATCTTTAAAAGACGTGATGTGCTTAAAACTATTAGACTATAATGCTGTCGCTCCTAATAATGAAAGAAGTTGGCTACCAGCTATGGTTTGGAAAAAGTTTAAAAAGAGGTATAAAAAAATAGTTATACTATTTGATAATGATGAAACAGGTCTAGAATCAGCCTCTAATTTTTCTAAACAATATAGTATAGATTACAAATATATTCCACTCTCATTTACTAGACAAAATAAGAATATAAGTGATTTTATTTATAATCACTCGTTAAAAGAAGCTAAACTATTAATGAATAGTTTATTTAATCAGTTATGAAACGATATCTTATTAAGTTAGAAATAATTAAGCTAAGTACTAATAGAAAATTCACTAGATACGAACTTGTACTAGCAGAGAGTAAACAACAAGCCGCTAATTTAGCAAAAAATAAGTATTCTAAAAAGGGTACTCGAATTCGATTACTTAATGTTTAATTTAAACCTTTCAAAACATGAACGAAAGAAAAATCACTGTTGCCTCAACAAAGGCAAACAAACCTGTGACATTTAAAAGTGCTGCAGCAACATGGGGCGATCTTAAGAATGAGTTAAGCTCCAACAATGTCGAGTTTAATGATAAGATGAACGCTGTATTGAAAAATACCAGAACTAATCTTGTTCTTGATGACGCTGTATTACCTGAAGAGGATATAATTATCTTCTTAATGGCAAAGAAGATGAAGTCAGGTACTGCTAAAAAATCTACAGCTAAAAAGGCTCCGGCAAAGAAGTCCACTGCAAAAAAGCCAGCTAAGAAAGCTCCAGCCAAATCTGCAACTAAGGTTAAAGCTAAACCTGCTCCTAAAAAGAAGACTGTAGTTAAGAAAGTTTCAAAGGCTGATGAAGCTTTAATGAAAGAAGCTACTGAGATGGAGTCTAAGCTTAAAAGAATGTGATTATGGACTCCAAAGCCGCTGAAATAGGAGTATGGCTTATCGTTATTGTTATCTTAATTACTATAGGAATTATTTTTTATTTTAGGTTCAAAAAGAGTAAATTTAACTCTGAGCCTAAGTTAACAGAAGAAGAGTTACGTCTAATGGAAGAGGCTAAATCTTTGGAAGATAGGCTTTAAAATAATCAGTTCTTCCAATAATATAGAGAAGGGGTAGGTACATACTTACCCTTTCTTTTAAAATTCTAGTATAATGAGCCAAGAAATAGAACGAGAAGCAGAATTTGATCAGAGTGAATATGAAATGCTTGAGAATATGCTGTTAGCAAATAAGATACATGATGAAGTTATAACAGAAGTTAAAACTGAGATTAAAGAAATAGTATCTGCTAAACCTATTATTAATCATTATAAAAGGTTTAAATTTGATGAAGCAGCAGTAACTCCTGATACCAATAGAATTTTAATTGATTTTTGTACGCATTTAGATAAGTTAGGTGAATTAAATTATTTACCAAATGAAAAACATATTATAAACTACATACAATTTTTACAAAGTGCTTTAAGTTTAGATTCTATCTATTATAGTACAATGATGAAAACTTTAGCAATGTTTATGATTGTTTTTGACACTTATTATAAAGATAGATGGGATTTAATAACTCTAGATTCGTATAATAGAATAGGTATAGCAGCTTATTATCCCGAATTTGTAATAGAAGATAGTGACGGTGAAACACATACTATAAAAGATTTATACGGCATATATAAGTTTTCTGGATCTACTTATACTGAATTAGAGATATTATATACTAGAATTACTATAACAGAAGAAGAAGCATCATCTAATTACTTCTTTTCTCATGGCAATTTTCCTAGTAACAGAATGATGAATGGAGGATATTATGGTAAAGTATGTGCTGGTTCTGGAGAAATAAAGACTATGATGGGACAAGTTCCTTCTCTAACAAGTCAAGATAGTCTTACTATAGAATTTGTTACACTTCTGGCTTTACAGTTAGAAGAGTTTTTTAAGTATGAGTACATCCCCGGCAGCCCTATGAAGAATATTCAAGCAATTGGATTTGGTGGACATTTTTCAGTACCTAATTTATTAGAAAACCATTTTCTAAAAGAATTTGTAGATAAAATTAGTTTAATACCCGGAATAGCAGTTAAAAATTCTTATTTTGGGCTTATATCATATTTACCTAATATAAATAAAGAGTTATTTGCTAGGTTAATAGAATTTACGTATGTACCTAAATGTTTTTTAGATACTAATGATAATAGTTATTTTAATTCAAGTAATCCTATAATAGCAAATAATTCTGATGCTTTTAGATTTAAAGGTAATTTAATGATTATTTTTAGAGAAGAACAGAAGTATTTAAAAATAATAAAAGAGGAATCTAAACAAGTTGTAATACTTACTCAAACAATTCATCCTGCAACTTTACGTTTAATACATGATCTAATTAACAAATTGTTATTTATACATTCAATACGAAATTCTTATGACAAAAAACCAGTCAAAAAACGAAAAGCGAAATTGGGCACTGAACAGACCAGTAATCTCTTCAGAAGAAGGAGAGCAGTTACTCTTAACTCACAAAGCATTGTCAGGGAGAACCCCACAAGCGGGACAATATCCATTTCAGGACAAGACTACGTATTCCAAACCCAAACTGTCTCCGCCAGTACGACATAATGTAGTTGAAATGGATGGAGCTAGATTAACTATTTGTAATGAAGCTCAAAAACAAATAGACTATCTATTAAATAAGTTTCCTTCTACTGAATGGTCTGGTATTATGGTTTGGGATGTAATAGAAGGTAGTCTTCAAGACCCAGCTACTTTATTAGTAGAGGTTAAGTATATACTATTAATGGATATTGGTTCTGCAGCTTATACTGAATATGAAACTGAAGCTGAACTTACATTAGATCTCTATGATGAATATCCAGATGCAATGTTAATGAGGATAGGACATTGCCATAGTCACCATAGCATGCAAGCTTACTTTAGTAGTACAGATACTCAAGAGTTGCATGATAATGTAGATAAACATGTAGCATACCTATCTCTTATTGTCAGTTCAAAATCAAAATATGTTGCTAAAATGGCAGCTTTATCTATTGACGAAACTAGACATATAGTTAAAGATTTCGATGATAGTGAAGCTGTAGCAATTTCAGAATCTAAAAGCATGATTATTTATAATGTAGATATTATAGGTCAGGAACAAAAGAGATTTGAAGATACAGTAATTGATGCTAGAATAGATAAAGTTACAAAATTTTCAAGTACTAAAAGTAAAAGTAAGAATAAAAGTTATTCACCACATAATACTGATTACTATGACAGAGTTTATAATTTTGGTTCTCACAATGCGGAACAACAGATGGAAATGTTTAAAGATACTGAACCTGTAGATAAGGAATTTGTTAATGGTATAGAATGTATATTGTATCTAACTATTCCCCCACTCGAAATACATAGATTATTAAAAAGATTGCTTGGTATTAATGCGGAGGCTAATTTATCTGTTGAGGTAAAGGCTATGGATTTAATTCAAGGGTCAGCTTTAATGGATGAACTAGCAGATACATTTGAAGAAGAAATACTACATACAGTAAATTTACTCTATATTAAAGATGATGCGATTATTAGTAATTTATTATTGTCGTCTGATGTTATCATGTATATAGTTTTAACTAAATTAAAAGCATCAGCTGAAACAAGTATGCCTGAAGGGCAGACTAAAGACATAACTTTACAAACATTTAACTATTTATTAACAAGTTTTATTTGCGATGGAAACAAGGACTAAGATAAAAACTGATAACATTGCTGCAGATACTAGTAGTAGATTTTCAGGATTCAGTTGGGCAGATAAAGATATTATCAAGAGTCTAAGTCCTATAACTGTTGTAGGTGCTGGCGGTATAGGCTCTTGGTTTACTCTTTTAGCTAGTAGAGTAGGATATAAAATAGTCATCTATGATAATGATATCGTAGAAAGACATAATATAGGAGGACAACTTTATTATACTAAAAGTATTATGCGAAAAAAGGTAGATACATTATCTCGTATTATACAAGATTTTAGTCCACAAGGGGAAGTTTTACCAGTAGATGTTTTTGTAGACGAAAATACCCTTATTAATACTAAAATAATAATATCTGCTGTTGATAACATGAAGGCTAGAAACATTATTTATAATTCTTTTACCAATCATTTACAAGAAGCATTTAATGATGGATATACAATTTCTGAAAACGGATTATATCTTGAACATAGTGATGGATATAATTTAGCATGTCTTTTTATAGATGGTAGATTACTTGCAGAGCAGTTTCAAGTATATGCTGTAACTCCTAAATCATTAAGTAGATATGCTGAAACACTATTTTCCGATGATGAACTGGAAGAAGAAGCATGTTCTATTAAACAAACTAGTCATTTTGCTGCTGGAATAGCTTTTAATATGATTAGAGTGCTTAATAACTATGTAGCTAACTTTATTGATCCTGATTGTGGAAGAGAGGTTCCTTTTAGTATTATAGATGACGGGTTATTAATAATGCCAACTATTGAATTATGATACAAGATGTAAGTCTAGGAGAAAAACATGGATCATTGGAATTTGATATTTCATTAAGATTAAATCCAAACTCTTCTCTAGTGCCACTAGCAGTAGCATCAGCACAATTACCAGAAAAATATGTTGCTGATTACTACGAATCATCCACAGGATTTACTGCTGTTGTTAAAAATATAATATGTACTACTGTATTAAATAAACTAGGTATAAACTCGTCTTTTTCTAAAGCTGTAATAGACTATATATTAATTAAAGATATAAGATTAACTGCTACATCTAATTATCACTCTATTGACGATATAATATCTCTGGTAATTGATTTGTTTAATAAGTATATGGAAAATGAATATTCTATCAAGTCTTCATTTAATATGAAGATTTTATATTCAGAATTAGATCTACCAAATTGTTATAGTAATAGGCAGATTGAAGAAAGAGCTACTAAAAGATTATTACCAGATGGCAGGTACTATGCTATACGAAATAATCTAGATACTGATCTTATTTATAAATTAATATTTGATACTGCACCATCTTATACAGCTCAACAAAAGTCAACACTTTTACTAGTCAATCTAGCTACCTTAGTAATAGTTCCTTGGTATTCAACTATTCAAAGTAGTAGTTATACATATCATAGACTAGCTTCTTATCCTTATATAGCTTGTATACCTATGATACAAAAAGATCGTATTATAGATTTAATAGATACAATAGTTAAAGATAAGAAAGTGGAAAATGAATGGTTTGAGATATTTTTTGATCAAAAGTTCTTCGATACTTTTTCTAGATATAGAGTAGTTGGCTCCTTTAACAATATTATTTACAAAAAATATTTTAATGAAGGATATAAAATCACTTTAGTTGACAATATATTTAAAGAGTTATTTACACGAGATACAGTTAAATCTACTAAAATTAAAAAACAAGTAGATTTTATTCAACAAGCTAATGCTCTAAATAGAGCAGTGATGTATAAAGCTAGGCATGCTTTAAAATAACCTTATAGATTTATGACTAGAGAAGAATATGATAGTGTAGATGCTATTAATTATAGTACTCTATCAAAGATGCACGATGATCCTAAGAAGCTACTATTACCTCCATCCAAGCCAGGTAGAGGTAGATTAATGGGTAGTACTATTGACTGTTTAATATTTTCTGGACAGGAGTTTAACGACAGATTTTTTATATCTGAAGCTAAGTTACCAGCTGAGAAAATGTTAGCAATGTTAGAACGTTATTTAGAATTAACAGGAAACGATTTTTTACCAATTAATGAAAATATGGTAATGGCTGCTAGAACAGATGTAGAGTTTGCTATGAACTGGGGACGTTCTACAGTCATTACCAAATTTGAGGAAGCTTGCTTTGATTATTTAAGTGAACTTATTGTTGCGGGAAACAGATTAGTTATTGACAAAAGAATAAAAGAAACTTGTGACCAAATAGCTACTGAAGTATTAACTAATAAGTTTACCTATGATGTTATAACAAGAGGTGATATAGTTCTTAATCAACCAACATTTATATGGAATCAAAAAATTGATGATAGCGAGGGAAAAGAAATTACAGTAAAATGTAAAGGTATTGCTGATAATATTACAGTACGAGATTTAGATAAAGAAACAGTACTTGTTTACATAAACGACGGTAAATATTCTTCACAAGGTTGGAAAACATTTGAAAAAGATTTCGTAAATTGGAATTATCATTTACAACCACCAATGTATATATTAGCAGTTAACAGTTTAGTTAATGGGACGAATGAATATTGCGAAGAACCTTTGAAAGATATATTAAGAGGTAAAAAAGTAATGATATTTTTTAGATTTATAATTTATACTGAAGGTAATTTACCATTAATTTATACACTACCATCAGATTTAATTACATTAGGATTTTATGGAGGAACTTTATATAACGGTGCAAGAAAAAAAGGAATTAACAGACTTATTGTTGATTATTTACGTCATAAAGCTTTAGAGTATTATGACTATCCGTGGGATATTTATGATAATGCAGGTACACTTGATCTAAGTATTCCATGTTCAGTTAATAGACCATTACAAATTAAACCTCAGACAACACAATCAGAAGACAAATAATTATGATAGCAAAAAGGACTGTAAACTTACAAGACGGGCGTTTGTTAATATTAGAAGCAATTAATGCTAGACATGTTAAACTTTACACTAACTCAAACAACTTACAGACTTTTGTATCTTCTGAACATAGTAGAAATTCTATTATTAGACTTGATATTAATAATGAGTTTATAATAGATTTACTTGATCCTGATTTATCTAAACTGCATTTTAATATTACAAATACATTTATAGCAAACTATTATTTAACAAAGATAATTAAATCAGGATTATCTACTTACTTATTAGAAACAATGCCTAGAACTGTTAGTTCATTCTTTATTCCGCCTATAGTAGTTCCATCTAAAGATTGGTTAGATTGGAATAGATTGTTTTGTAATGCTTATTTTGTTAAAATAAAACAACCTAAAGAAAGATATTATGTTGGCCTTATGTTTAGATTTTTACCTACAGATGCCTATCATAACCTTGAATCCAAGCTAATTAAATTATCAACATTCTTTAAACACTATCCTTGGGATTATGACTATGAACTATTTACGTTTGTGGTTAATGAAAGTCAATCTAATGATCTAAATCTACTACTTGATAGTAAATATTCAAGAGTATCAGAATCATATAAAGCTAAGATTTTATACTTTAATAAGTTTTCTGCTACTGGAGACATGGCTAAAATCCTATGTAAGCATCCTGATAGAAGACGTCAGCTAGAATTAGATTTAGAATGTGAGATAAATGAAGAAACAGAACTATTTGAAGCAGTTGATTTAGAAAAAGAGCTTTTAATTATAACAGATAATGTTTTACAAAAACTTGGTAGAGTGGGTCAGCTAACATAGGCTGACTCACCTACTTTAATAAATAAACTATGGAACGTGAAAATATATTATGCTATGATGTTAATAGTACACCTGTAGGATGGGCATTACAAGATGTATTTATAACAATGTCTGAAAGTAATGTTTTATTTTATCAGGAACATAAACTAGGCTATCCGCCTTCTTCTAAACCATATATATTAAATGCTTATAAAAATGAAGTAGTTATTATTGATATAACTACTGAAGAAGGTAAACTAATACTAAAAAAGACAGAAGATGCTAGACAACGATCAAATAATACTATTCAAGAAAGTACTGGGTAATGCATGGTATATAGCATTAGAGAAGACTTTAAATACAAAAGAGTTCTCTAATTTAGCTAAATTCATTAATTATGAAAGAACTAAATATACCATTTATCCTGAGAATATGGAAACTATTTTTCGTGCTTTTACATTGACTTCTCTTTCAGATATACTTGTAATAATTTTAGGACAAACACCGTATCACAATGGAAGGTATGATGGTTTGGCATTTTCAAATGGTGGTCAGAAACATCCTTCTCCCTCTCTCCTTAACATTTTGGTTGAGGTAGAAACCCAGATATATCAAAATCATAAAGACCTTCTCTCAGAGCCTTATTTCGATCTTTCCAGATGGGCAAAGCAGGGAGTTCTTTTACTAAATACAGCTTTAACAGTAAGGAAAGGTGAACCTGAATCACATATAGAACAATGGGAATTTTTTACAGCAGAAGTAATGAAAGCTTTAGGTAGACATCATTCTGGTTTAATCTATATGTTATGGGGTAAGCATGCCAAAAGTTATATTAAGTTTATAGATAGAGATAGAAATTATATCTTAACTTGTGGACATCCTGTAACTAAGCATTACGGTAATGATCTATGGTCTAATAATGGACACTTTGCTGAAGCTAATAGAATATTAAAGAGTATTAATAATAGGCGAATTAAATGGTAAACTAAAAAGATATGATACCACTAAACAAAGGCTCAAGAGACTTTCTTAAACTATTATTTACTTATGATTATATCAAGCTTCTGAAAGAAATGCTTAGAGATGAACAAGTAAAGTCAATAACTCTTTTAGAGGAAAGAGATGCTTTGTTATCAGAACTGCAGAAAATGAATAAAGCCGATAAAGAGTTTAAGAATGAGGTAAGGAAGACTGTTTATGTAAAGAATATACTAACTCTTAATGCTAGTTTACGTGAAAATAATAGAAAATTAAGAAGAAATAATAACGATTTAGTAGGTGAATTAGTAATACTAAAAGCCGAGCTAGATAAATTAAAACAAACTTAAATTAACATAATGAAAACAAGCGTAGTCCTAGGATTAGGTTACGGGGATGAAGGTAAGGGAGTAGTAGTAAACTCCCTTGCCTCACAATCATCTTCAGCCTTAGTAATTAGATTTTCTGGAGGTCATCAATGTGGTCACACAGTTATACATGATAATGTACGTCACATATTTAGTAATTTTGGTTCTGGCACTTTAGTAGATATTCCTACTTATTGGTCTAGATATTGTACTATAAATCCTACATCCATAGTCAGGGAATATGAAATACTTGTTAAAAAAGGTATTAAGCCTATACTGTTTATTGATAGAGACTGTCCTATTATAATACCTATGGACATAGCAAGTAACCAGCTTCATACAAATTATTTTAGGAATGGTACTGTAGGTGTTGGTTTTGGTGCTGCTATAGAAAGAAATGAAAAAGGTTATAGGTTAGTAGCATCAGATATGTTAGATAAGACTTTATTTCGTACAAAATTGTCTAATATAAATGAAAGATGTTACGATAGAACATGGGAAGAAAAAGAGTTTTTAGCTGATGTAGAAACTTTAAATAACTTAAGTACTGTTACTATAATTAATGATATAAATAAATTACCTATCACAAATACTACGCATATTATTTGCGAAGGCTCACAAGGTATTTTGTTAGATCAGACTTTTGGATTTTTTCCTTATGTAACAAGAGCTAATACTACTAGTCAAAATATGTGGGAACTATTTAAGCAGTTACCAATTAACTATAGTGATATTAATATATACTATGTAACTAGATGCTATCAAACTAGACACGGTAACGGGCCAATGTTTCCATCTATCCCACTAGATCAAGCACACGCTATTGTAGATTTTACTAATGTGACTAATCCTTATCAAGGAGTATTAAGAATGAGTTCGTTATCTGGAAGTGCTTTAAATTATGCTTTAGACTGTGACGCTAGATTTATCTCTTCAATAGTAAAGAAAAAACTTGTTATAACATGTATAGATCAAATTGAATCTCCATTTGTTTCATGGAAAGGTACAAAATATCAGTTAGAACCTTTTTTAAAGTCTGTATTAATGAAGAAATACAATTTTACTAATATCTATCAATGTAATTCGCCTAACGGTAATATAACTGAATTAACATATCAACCTTTTTAAAATAGAAGTTATGGAAAGACAAATATTTCATGAAAGCTGTATGAATTGCACAAGTCAATTAGTTTATGGAATTGAAAAATGCAAGTACTGTTGTTACTATCAAGCAGACTGGGCTTTAAAAGATTTATCTACCACAGAGCAGCCTAAAATCATATTACCTACTCTTGAAGAGAAAATGCAGCAAGAAGCAGAAGCATTTGCTAATTATCTTCACCTTAATTATCAACCAGATGCAGATACAGGAAATTGGCTAGATCACCATAAACAAGGTAATGAAGGAATAATTGAAATAAAAACTACCTCTGAACTCTATAACGAATATCAAAAACAAAAGGCATGAACGCAAAAGAAACACAAGTAGAATGGCAAACAAGAGATGAAATGCTGTATCCAACTAACCCATTACAAAGATTAGATGAAGTATTTGGTTTTACTTCAAGAGATTGTAGTGAAGAT